CGCATCGCACAACTTGAGTCGGTTTAGCGGGGTAGGTTCCTGCTTGTCCCAGCCTCGACTGGCACGGTCTTGCGCGGCGATGAACATCGCATCGTCCTGCGCCTTCTGCTCCGGGCTTTTGGTTGGGCGGTCGGGTTTCTTCTTGTCCTTGAGTTCGAACAAGCCCTGCCATTGGTTACTAATGCTCTGGTTAACCACAGCATCTTGGTCAGCGCCATACCGCGAAAGTTTCAACTTCATCGCGTGTTCGCTGGCGGTCTTGATGGGCTTGCGAATGGCGACCCTGTAGGCGACCCATCGTTCCCATGCGGCTTCGTCAAGTTCGTTCATCGCAGTCTCCTGTTTGTGGAGGCTCAACGGTACTCGTTAACGGAGGTGAACGCAACCGATTTTAGTTTAGCGTTTAAGAAAAAAAACAAACCTTCCTAAATCTTAAATTTAGGAATGGTTTAAATCTTTCTTAACCCCTGTCTTAAACCCTAATGCTCGGAGCCGGGAGAAGGCCCCCCTAACCCCCACGGTGTTCGTGGAAGTTAAAGAGGCCCACGGTATGCCCGTATGCCGTCTTTCTGACCCGCCCCGGCAATTTAACCAGCCCGAGGTCGTGGCTTTCGCCAACCGGAATTGCACCGGCCCCGCTGGCGACAGATTTAGCCCGTGTCGAGGGGCTGCGTGGTGGGGTGTTTGACACGGCTAGAACAGCGGTGTAAATTAACCATCACGCAAGAACAGCATCTCTAGCGTAAGGGCATCCCCCCGCCCGCGTCAAGCCCTCCTTCACGGAGGGTTTGTCGTTTCTGGGTAGTCGTCCAAGGAAGTCCTGTAGCGTCCAATCGCACAGGCAGCCGCACCAGAACGATTCTGGCGGCTTTGCGGCAGGGCTAGGGGTTAGGCAGGGGTAGTTGTGGAATCGGCTGTAATCGGCGGGGTCGAGGCTTCCAGAGCCTTCCATTGCCAGACTCTCATCTCGGGCAATTTTCCTGCTTTTACCCACCTTGAGACGGCAGGCTTGGACACCCCCAACTTACGGGCGAGTTCGGCCTTGCGGCCTCCAACGGCGTCAAGTGCGGTCTGAATGTCCATGCCGCGCAGGTTAACGGGCGTGAAAATAAATGCAAGGGGGGTGTTGACATACCCGTAACCTGTGTTAACCTATGGGTGTTGAGTCAATCCACAGATAGGAGCAACAGACATGACTGACATGACACGCGAGTACGAACTGGTCGAGGGGTTGCATTGCGAACTCGACTTCGAGTTCTGCAATGACGGCACGATGGATTCAGCCGCCATCACCTCCATCAAACTGCCGGACGGCACTTGGCTGACCCTCCCGGCCCCCATCTTTGTTCACACCCACGAACTCTCGGAGTTTGCCGAGCGCGAGAAAGCCGAGCGCGACGCTGACTGGGCCGCTGAAGACCGACTCGACCGCCGCCGCTCGTGGGAGGACAACCTGTGAACATCTGGGACGAACTTGCTCACCTTGAATGCCGCATCACCGACAAGACCCTTCGTGCCGCATGGGCGCGAATGGTTCATACCCGCAGCCCTGCCGACTGTGCGTTGGTGCAGGACATCGCAGACGAAACGGATGACGCATATATGTTCTGGCGGCTGGCGTTGTGCGCGGAGGAGTACGCCACAGTTGAACAATCGCTGGCACACCTGCTCATCAAGGTGACGGAATGAAAACCATCGGCCTGTATCTCTTTTTGTTTGCCATCTTTGCCGCCCTCGCGTGGCTTGGCTTGAGGGCGTTTTGATGGACGATTGGCAACAGCAACGCGAGTGCGAGGAACGCCGGTACTACACCGAGCCGGTCATCCTTACTTGGACGCAAGCCGACATCGACCGCCACAACGAATTGCGGCGCGAACTCAAACAAATGATTGAGGAGAGCACGAAATGTCAGAACTTTTGAAAATCAATGTCAACGGGCATCTTGAGAAAAAGGGCAACCTGTCTTACCTGTCGTGGGCATGGGCGTGGGCCGAGGTGCTAAAGATTGACCCCGGCGCAAGGTGGACGGCGCACGAATGGGACAACAGCCCCGTTATGGTTCTGCGTAACGGCACGGCGATGGTCAAGGTGAGCGTCGAGATAAAGGGCGACATCAAGACCTGCATCCTGCCTGTCATGGACAACCGCAATAAAGCCATCGTTGACCCGGATGCGTTTGCCGTAAACACCGCCATCATGCGCTGCCTTGCAAAAGCCATCGCCATGCACGGCCTTGGCCTCTACATCTACGCAGGTGAGGATTTGCCGGAAGCAGAAAAGGCAGAGCCTAACCCCGAGGTGTTGGCGCAAATTGCAGCCGCCGCTGACCAGCCTACGCTGCTTGCGCTTTTCAAATCGCTTGATGCTGCCACCCGCGCAACGCACATAAATGCTTTCAGCGCACGCAAGAAGGAGTTGACATGAATTCTCTATTTGACCGAGCAATTATTATTTTGCAAGCCCTGCCTGCCGTTAAATTCGTAATTGTATTGCCTGACGGCACAAAATATGTGCAGGGTGATTTGCAATTGGAAACAACAAAACGCAAACGCCGAAACTTGAAATATCCGATGGGAAGCGTAGCCCTGCATTACAAGCCATACATTGCAAGTTTACAGCCTAAAGGATTGATTGAAATTCCTTTTGATATGTTTGACGGTGAATCTCTGCGGAGCGGCATTGCTTCGCATTGTGTCGCAATTTGGGGTAAAGGCTCTGTTTTGACTTCAATAAACCGCAGCAAGCGATGCATTGAAGTATTGAGGCTTGCTTGATGGAACAGCGTACAGACGAATGGTTTGCCGCACGCATCGGCAAGGTCACGGCATCGCGTGTTGCTGATGTCATCGCCAAGACCAAAAGCGGCTATGGCGCAGGTCGCGCTAACTACCTTGCCGACCTTGTGGTGGAACGCCTCACGGGGCAGAAGGCACAAGGGTTCAGTAACGCCGCGATGGAATGGGGTACCCAGACCGAGCCGCAAGCCAGAGCCGCGTACAGCGCCAAGACGGGCATCTTGGTTGAGGAGGTAGGGTTTATCGACCACCCGACCGTGGCAATGTCTGGAGCCAGCCCTGACGGTTTTGCCGAGGAGGGTTTGATTGAGGTGAAATGTGCCAACACAGCCACCCATCTTGAGTATGTTTTGGCAGAACTGCCGCCGCTTAAATACTTCACGCAGATGCAATGGCAGATGGCCTGCACCGGCAGACCGTGGTGCGATTTCGTGTCATTTGACCCGCGCCTCCCCGAGCGTCTGCAACTGCTAATAGTTCGTGTCCCGCGTGACGATGTTTACATCGCCATGCTGGAAGCCGAAGTAAAGAAATTCCTTGCGGAACTTGACGACAATCTCAACAAACTGGAGAAGGTAAGCCTGTGAAATACGACAACAACATGACCGGCGTTTTGTTCAAAAACGATAAAAAAAACAACGACAAGCGACCGGACTATCGCGGCTCTGCCGTCATCGACAATGTAGACCTCAACATCAGCGCATGGATTAAGCGCAGCCAGAAGACCGGCGATGCGTTCATGTCCCTGCGGTTCGAGGCCAAGGTTGCCGCACCGAAACGCGCCCCGGTGATGGACGAAACCCCGTTCGACGATGACAAGGATTTGCCGTTTTGAAACTTAAAATCTTCATTGGCTACGACAGCCGCGAGGATATCGCGTATGAGGTCGCACGCGCCTCCATCCTTGAGCATATGGATGCCGAGGTGTTGGCGCTGCGACTAGACGACCTGCGTGAGATGGGGCTGTACTGGCGTGCGCCTGACCCCATGTCAGCGACGGAGTTCAGTTTCTCGCGGTTCCTCGTTCCTGCGCTCTGCAACTTTAGGGGTCGAGCGTTGTTCATGGATTGCGACTTTCTGGTTCGCAAAAGCCTCCAGTCGCTTTTCGAATATTCCAACCCAGACATTGCGACATGGGTTGTTAAACACGACTACCGTCCTACTGCGTTGACCAAGATGGACGGTCAAGCACAGCGGGTCTATCCCCGCAAAAACTGGTCGTCGTTTATGTGGTTCAACTGCGAACACCCGATGACGCAAGGGTTAACGCCTGACATCGTAAACACAGAAACGGGAATGTATCTGCACCGATTCATGTGGGCCGCTGACAGGGTTATCGGTGAACTGCCGACAACCTTCAACTACCTTGAGGGCTGGCACACACGGGCGCAGGTTCCTGACCCGACCTGCGTGCATTTCACCGAGGGTGGCCCGTGGTTCGACACCTACCAGAATGTCGAGTACGCGCACGAATGGAAACAGACCGCTGCGCGTGTGAGAGCATCTGAACGATGAAGCGTATCTTCCCGCGAGGCACCAGACCCGACGCAATGGCATCTGTCGTGGCGCGTATGGTGTCTAACCTTGACCCGCTCAAGACATGGGCGGTTGAGGTTACGGAATGGCGCAGGCCGCGCACCAACCAACAGAACAAGTTTCTGTGGGGCGTGGTGTATCCGTCCATCATAGAAGGTGGCGGAGAGGCGTTGCGCGGATGGAATCGTGACGATTTGCACGACTACTTTCTGGGCGAGTGTTTTGGATGGGAGACGCTGGAGGGGTTTGGGCGTAAGCGTATGCGACCGCTCAAGCGTTCCTCTGCGCTCAACAAACAAGAGTTCAGCGATTACCTGTTGTTCCTCGAAACAAAGTGCATGGACATGGGTATCGTGATACCGGAGCCGTCGTATGAACCTGCGTAAAGAGGCGAGGGGCCGAGGCTGCATGGTGCGGATACCCGAGGTTTGCAACCACAACAGCGAAACAACCGTGCTGGCTCACTACAGGCTTGCCGGGGTGTCTGGCATGGGCATGAAAGCACCATCAGATTTAATCGGGGCGTGGGCGTGTTCCTCCTGCCACGACGCCATCGACCGCCGAGCGCATACCGACCTTGACCGCGACTATGTGCGCCTGCTGCATTTAGAAGGCATGGTCAGGACAATCGCCCAACTAAACAGGGAGGGACTACTGTGACCTTCGTAGTAGATACCCCCTACACCCCGGCGTACATCCGCAACGAATTCCTATATGACCACCAGACGGGCAGCGGGGAGTTTACCCCCTGTACCATCTTTGGATTCCGGGCTGAACCTGCCCGAGTACCCATGTTTAGCGTTATGGCGGCCTGTGGGGCGCAATGGGCGAGGGTGCCTATCCATGCCCTTGTTAGCAAGCCATGCCCTCCAATGGCTTTAGAACTCGTCTGCTGGTGGGACTCCTTCAGTCGCCATGCCGAGGTCAGGGAAATGGAGTTCCTGCGGGGTCACCGCGTCCAAGCAAGGGGCCGTGACGGGGTATGGCGACCGGGGGTCTACCTGTTCAGCGTGTTCTGGCATCAGGGTGGATGGTCGGAAGTGTCCGACCAGAGCAAAGACCACCACATCATCCGGCTGGAGTCGGGGCCGCTTATCGCGTACCCGAACAACAAACTGCATTGGGTTGACCCGAGCCATCTCTCGGGCAACCCGCCAAAGGACTGGCAATCTCCCTCACAGTCTTACTCGGTGGAGGCGTTATGGTCAGATGGCTTGTCGAATGGTTCAGCAAAGTAAGCACGCGACGGCAGTACAAATGGAGCCGCGTACCGCCCCCTAACTGGCGATGCAGTCGGGGCTACCGCGATACTTGGTAAACGGCTGGAGAGTCGTCTAGCGGTAGGACAACGGACTTTGACTCCGTTAACGGTGGTTCGATTCCACCCTCTCCATCACACCCTGCGCTCGAAGTGCGGGACATCCTTGAACGACTTCCAGAACCCGCCCCATTGGTTCTTCGGTGAAAGGCTTTGCCAGTATTCACCAACCGGCGTGAGCGCCGGGATGTCGTAGCAGAGTTTGCCGTCGCGGAAGAAATTGAGGTCGATGGCGCACCGCTTGAGGTGGATGCTGTTCATCGTCTTGGAGCGCCCAGACTTCACATAGATAGCCTGCTGCTCCGGGGTGCGTGCAAGTTCGCCGCCCGTGACGACAAAGCCCAACTCGGTTGCCTTGTTGATGAGTTTGGCGACATCCAACAGGAACGCCGCCTGTTCTGCTACGAGACTCACTTGATGGCCTCCTTTAGCGCGTCGGACTTGTCCTTGCTGCCCTGCGAGGAGCCAAAGTAGTACGACACTATCTGCGACGCGATGGAACTCAGCACTCCGAGTACAAAGATGAGGATGTCCTTGCGGCTTGCCTCCACAGGGCTACCATCAAACATGACCACGCCAAACAGTACGAAGGTCAGCAACAGGATAGACAGCGCGAGAACGGGGGTAACAATCTTGTTGATGAGCGGTGCCTTGTCGGAGTTTGCAATCTGCACCTCACGCTCCCGAGCATCGTTTGTATCCTTCAGCCGCGCTTGCAGTTCTGCGAGGTCGAGTTTGTCTTCCTCTAAACGCAACTTCAGCAGTTCTTCCTCATGCTCCATCTGTGCAATCTGAATCTTCGCCAAGTCCTCCGGGGACATATCCGGCTTCAGTTCCACGCCCAACTTTTCCTCGACCACCTTCTTGCCCTTCGCCATAACGGCGTTGGCAACGAGGTTAAGCCCGTTGGAGAGCAACGGCTGGATTATGGGCAACAAGGCTGCGGGAATCATCAATTATTCTCCTTTTGCTCAAGCAATTTGACCCGCATCTGCAGGTCATAAATCTTGTCGAGCAGTTCTTCCTTCTGACGCTGACGACGCTCTGCCGAAACTGGGCTGTCGGTCGGCACCCCTTCCGGCGTGATGAGCGCAGGCATCTGGCCTTCGATACGGGTCAGGCGGGTGCTGAAGGAAGTGACCTGCCCCAAGAGCCATGCAATGCAGGCAATCAGGACAGGCACCAGCATCTTCATGATTTCGCCAAAGTTCATTTGGCTCACTTGACCGTCTCCAAGAACATCATTGTCACCGTGCCAAACGCCGTCAGCAGGATGAGGATGATGGTTCCACCGACCTTGACCAACAGGTTCTCCATACGCTTCAGACGCGCATGGATGGCCTCGTACCTGACCGCGCACACTTCCTCGTGCGTAGTCAATCTAGCATCGGTGGCATCAATGGTGGTCATCACACAGCCCACGGCAACGGCGGCGCGACAATCGGCGGGTTCTTCTGGGCCTCAATCTGACCCTCTACCGCAGCCTCTGTAGCCGCCTTGTCCACGCCGTTGGCCCAGACCCAGCCAAGCACTTGGTCGAGCGTGAGCGAGGCATACGGGGTGAAGGACTTGTCTTGCACTACCGGGAACCCGCTGGTGGCATAGACCGTGCCGCTGTAGTCCCCGTCCACGCCGTTGCAGCGCCAGTACGCCGTCACAACATAGTCAGCGCCTTCGGCGGTCTGCGGCACACAGTCGAGTCGTTCGATAACCCAAGTAATCGTAGTCATTGCTTTGCTTCCTTTTCGTTGGGCAGGTGCGGTTCGACCTGCGATTTAAGTTTCTGGAACAGGGGATACGCACCCTGCGCCGTTGGGAGTGAGCCGACGAGGTTCGTCAATGCGACGGCTTCTTCGAGGGTGAGGGTGAGGGTGATGTCGGACATTACTTGGACTCCAGAGCGGTGACCTTGGCTTCAAGGGTTTCGATACGCGCCATTGCTTCTTGCAGCGCCTTGATGGCGGCAAATGTGATGTCCTTCGTATAGACCGTCTTGAGCGGAACACCGTCTTCCGGGGTGTCACCAAACCCGTCAGCGTCAACCCACACCGGCTCAACGCTTTCTACTTGCTGCGCGATAACGCCAAGGTTTACATCGTCATGCGTCTGGTCGTTGTACTTGTAGGCAACAATCTCAAGCGCAGCCACTTTGCCCCACATGGACGCAGCAGGAGCAATGTCTTTCTTCGTACGAGCGTCGGACAGGTCAACATTGTTTGCTTGGTAGTTAGCCAAACCACCGTTAGCACGAATAGATGCGCGAAGTGCGCCGCTGTCGTAGCAATAAACAAAATTGCTAGAAGTGTTGTTTGGAGCGGCTGCGGAATAATTAATTGCCAAACCAAACGGGGTGCTGCTTGTAGTGTTTCGAACAACAGTAGCCCACTTGTTGTTAGCATCTGCCGATAATCCATGAAATCCAGAAACCCCGGCAACGGATATAGCAGATGTTGCACCAGCCAAAAATTCGCCCGTGCTTAATATGCGTGCGCGTTCGGTGTTGCTCGTGCTGAAAATCAGCGGCAAAACTTGCGTCTGGTTAACGATGCCGTTGCCAGCCGTGTCCACGCCGAACAGGGTGCCGTTTAGTCCGGTGTTGCTGTTGCCAGCAGCCATAGCCGACTGCGTGGAGCCAGAACGGTAGGCAGTCAAGACATTGGTCAGCGCGTTGGTGGTCGTGCCGATGCCGACATTGCCGCCGGACGGATTCAGCAGCAACGGGAACTGAACGCTGTTTGCCGCATTGGCGGCTTGCAAAGCAAAGCCATACGGAGAACTCAAAGTTTGCTGTAGCAACAAACCAGCGCCCAAGGATGCATAGTCACCAAAAGCACCAACAGCGTTGGTTCTTGAAACGGTGTCGTTTGATGTTTTGAATACATCTAACCGCGCAACAGGACTCGCCGTGCCGATGCCGAGGCCCGTCGAGGTGAGCCGCATGGATTCGCTGCCGCCGACAGACCACACGGCAACACCAGTCGCGTCAATTTGATATCTGTTCGCAAGATTGGTGTAAAAAGTTATCCCGCTTGCGCTTCCAGTCGAAATGCCTAACGCGCCAGTTGCCTGATAAATCGTATTCGTTACATCAGTACCAGCCAGTCGCAGCCCGTTGGCAGTAAAATAAGTCCCATCAAAGGTCAGCGCCGACCCACTCGTCGCCACCTTGCTGCCGTTCAGGTACAACACGCCGTTCGCCGTGTTGCCGGAGAGGACAGGGTTGTTCGTAAAAGTCGCTACGCCGCCAACATTGAGCGCCGAGGTGATGGAGACATTGGCAAAGGTTGCGTTACCCGCGCTGTTCAATTGCGAGACGACTTGGAAGCGCGTGCCGTCATAGACGACTACCACCACCTCGCCGGATTTGATATCCGCAGCAGCAAGGGCGGTAGACCCGTCACGGGTCACAGCCTTTGCGCCGAGCGCGTCGATGTTCAGCGTGACAGAGGTGGTGTTATCACCCGCTGCGACGAAGTAGAACATCTGTCCAGCGGCGTAGGCAGCAAGGGTAGGCGAGGCAGTCGCCGTGATGGTGTCGGCCCCAGAGACGCTGTTAAGCAGTTTGGTAACCGTAGACTGCACCTGCGACAAATTCGCAGAGTCCGTGGCGGCAGAACCCACCCCAAGCCCCGTGAACTTGTAGGTGGACATCGGGATGTTAGCCGTAACCGTCGTCTGACCATCCTTCGTGATGGCAGTCGAGAGGCCGGTGGCAAGGTCAGCCGTCAGCGCATTGAACGCCGTGGATGAGATGACCGTGCCAGATACGACGGGTTGACCCGCCGTGTTGATTAAGAATGTCCCCGAACCATTGAAGGCCATGTTAATTACTCCTGATTACTTGAAGAAGAACCGAAGCCGCCTGCACCTGTTGCGCTTCCTGTTCCGCTTGCTGCTCTAGACCGACGACGCGCCAAAGCATCGCGATATGCCTGCGTGGCGGCAATTTCTTGTTGCGCCGCAGAACCGCGAAGCAACAGCATCCTTGCAAGTGCGTTGCGGGACGCTTCTGGCATTTGCAGCCGCTGCGCTCCATAACGAACTATGCCGGGAACATTGCCCGTTTGAACATTTTGCGCCACATCAACTGTTTCCATAAAGTTGTTGAGGTCGCGCTGCGCTTCCTGCCGCGCAAAAGTTTGCGAACCTTGTCCTGCTCTTTCAACCGATTTAACGCGCTCCTGTCCAAGCAACACACGGCGAAAATTGTTGAAATTGTCGCCAAAAATAAGCCGCAAACGACCTTGTAAAGCAGGTTCCTTCCATGCATTGAGCAATTGCGTCTGACCAGACTGCGTTCCAATTTTGTCACGCAACGCTTGTGCTGCGCCAAGCCTAAAAGCGTCCATCTCGCCACGACTCATGCCGTTGACCAATTCGCTCAAATCCTCAACGCCAAGCCGCAGGGATTCAGACCCGCGCCGCATGGCGGTTTCAATTTCAGCGCCGCCAGCAAAAGTGTCACGCGCCGTTCGGTATATAGAATTACCGGAATCGTCTTTTGGCGACAAATCATCAAGTTTTCTGATTAATTCATTACGCAATCCGCTGTAGGCTCTTGACCGTTCTGTTGCCTTGCCAAACTCGCCACGCGCTCCTTCCTCAATGTCAAAGAGCGCCCGTTTAATTCGGTCAAGTGCCTCAAACGGAATAGGGTCGCCCGGATTGATTTTTGACAAATCAGGCATATCTGCGCCAGACACTTGCGCCAACTCACGCGCTGGCCCCTGCGCTCCGGCAGCGCGTTTAAGCAACGAAACAAGCCCTCTGTCAGCAACAAACGATGTGCCACGCAACTGGTCGTAAAATGGCTGTGCAGCATCTTGCTTGGCTTGCGCGAACCCAGACAGCGTAGCGCGGAAAGGCATACCTTGCGCGTCAAGCAACCTCTCGGCGGCAGTTTCAATGACCGGCCCACGCTCTGACGCAATGCGCCGTCGAGTCATATCCAACTGTTTTGCGGCGGTTCCCGGCATAGAAGCAAGCAGGTCAATCTGTCCAACAGTCTGCGGCCCTATAGCGGCAAGCGGTGCGCCCTCTCCAAGTCGTTCAAGTTTGCGTTGTGCAAACGACTGAAACGGCTCATTTTGCATTTGCATTTTTTCGGGCATTTCACGCAACAACACTTGCGCCAATCGTTCTCGCGCCAAATCCTCTGCTGACCGTTGTCTAAACGGTGCCGCGCCACGGCGAACACCAGCCGATATACCCATGCCCACGCCTTGCGCCCCGGTGCCAAAAACAGCAGAAGTTCCTGCGGATTTAAGCGCATCTAATCCAACATCACCGAGCGTTTCTGCTTCGCTTTCCCCAGCACCCGCAACGCCGCCTGTTCCCGCGCTAGTTGCTAACGCTTGCCCAAGCCTTTGTGGAACGGTCATTGCCGCAGTTCTAACAGGGCCAAACCCGCCCAACAAAGCGCCACCAAACATCTTCAAGGCGGTTGAGCCAACGGGATACTGTTCAGCAAAACTTTGCGTAGCGCCGCGCACCAAATCTCTAGGTGCTGTGTAATCCGCACGGGTTGGCGGGGTATCGGTGCCACCCATTGCGTACGATTGCCCAAGTTGCCCAAGCGCAACAGCGCCTGCCAATTCGTCAGCAAATTCAAGCGTTGGGCCTTGAGCAAAAGTTATTGCGCCCCGAGCAATTGCAGGCAATGAAGCGCCAGTTTCTCTTGAACGGTTAAGCAAACTTTTCCATTCGCCGCCTTGGAAAACAAACTTTTCGCCAGTTTGCTTGTTTGTTGCGGTTTGACCTTCGCGATATTCCATAACTTCCTCGTTTACCAAGGCGACTAATCAAGTGTCGCGCCGGTAGGCAATCTGCTTCTATACGGGGCTGGCGCAACAACATCAGGAAACATATTTGGCAACCCTTTAAATTGAGGCAATTCCCTTGCGCGACCACGAACACGGTTGCTTACAGCAATTGCTGCTCTACCGGCTTTTTCATTCAACTCTGCAAGATATTGCAAATTGCCGCGAGTCAACTCCAATTTACCAGAGGATGCTTTTTCCAAGAAATCGCGGTCTTTATCCGTAAATCCTTGACCAGAACCAAGGCCACTTGAACGAATTGTTGACAAAGTGGTTTTAGCAAGTTCCGCAGAAAGGTTTTCAGTAATTGTTGCTCTATCACCTTTTGAAAACCCAGCCGCTGAAAGTGCTTTTTCAAATCCAAGCCGCGCCTCTGCTCCAGTTCCGGTAATTGGGTTTTGGGCAAGCAAATCGCGAACCCTGTAAGACGACTCAATTTGTGCAATTGCATTTTCACCAGCAGCAATTGCTTCTGCGTCTTGTTTTGCAACCAATCCGGCCAACTCTTCTGAATATTTGTTAGCGGTTTTTTCTCCCGGCATAACATTAGTAATGCGAACGCCGCCATCTCTATCTTGTGGTGCTTTCACATTTGTTTGAACAAGTCTTCCTAATTTGCTGACTACATAGTAATTACCGTCTGCGCCCTTTACGGGAGTTGTGCCATATTCTTCAGCATCAGGCTTTTCCATTGTTCGCGCAAGCATGGCCGCAAGAGCGGGATTGCCCTGCAATGCAGCGGCTCCGGTTTTTGTCATGCCCACCCGCAATGCATCCTTTGGGTCATAAACATATTGAGATTGGCGCGTAACCTCTTGAATGTCTCCCGCTCTACGCTGGGCTAGTTCTTCAGCATTGCGGCGCTGCATATCTTGTGCAAACGCGGGTGCTGCTGACTGAAACTCTTGCAACCCAAACTTATCAACTGGAGCAATGCTGCGAATAGGTGAACCACCCATTAAGCGGCCTGCAATTTGAGCGCCAGTTGCATCAATCTGTCGTTCTGTATCTGCTTCAAATTGCGCTTTTGTTTTTGCAGCAGTTTCTTCAGCCTCATCGGCCTTGCGTCCTGCACGGGCTGCTAGGTAAGCCTGTAGACCCTGCACCAGAGGCGCTGCGGCGGGAATAGGGGCGTTCTGGATGTCCCCCGGCTGGTATGCCTGCTGTGCAAGCATCTCTGCCATACGGCGACG